CCGAGCGAGCTCGCGAAGCTTATGAGAAGCAGCAAGATGAATGGCAGCAACGTGCTGACAAGTCAGGCTCAGAGGAACTTGTGAAGGAATGGGAGAAGAAGTACAAATCTTTGGAGCGCAAAGTTGGCGAGATTGACACTGCACGGCAAGAAGCCATCAATCAGTTTGACCAGTTCAAGCTGAAGATGGCAGAAGAGCAGAAGCAGAGCAAGATAAACCATACTTTCGAGAAGGAGCTTTCTTCAATCAAGCTTGACCCTTCTGTGAATGAATTCACCATCAAAGGCTTCAAGGCAACCATTGGAGAGAAATACGCAATCGACTTGGAAGAGGATGGCAATGTTTTCGTGAAGGACAAGAATAGCGGTGAGCGATTGAAGTCCAAGGAGAAGGCAGGCTCATTCCTTAACCTTTCCGATGTGCTGCTTCAGGAAGCAACTGCTGCCGGTATCATCCAGAAAAATCCATCAGCAGGCCAAAGAGTTCCAAGACCTGGCGCGATCATCCCACAGCTTGAGCCACAAGCGGACAAGAAGATACGTGGCATTAACCCTCGATTCTTTGCGAAATGACAATCAAGCAAGCATACAAGGTGTTGAAGCATCATGCCGATTGGAGGCAGGGACTCAATAATGAAATGCTCGAACCGGCACAGCTAACCAAAGCACTTGAGATCGTGCTGGCATATTTGGAGAACAAGATAAACATGACCACGTATGCCACAGTATGAAGGTTTCAATGTCACCTCCTCGGAACGTGTTGGGAAGAAATATAAGGCGGTAGACGATGAGGGCAATGAGATTCACTTTGGTGCTGAAGGCTATCGGATTAAGCCAGGCACAGATGCAGGGAATTCTTACTGTGCTCGTAGTGCTGGCATCCCTTCTGAGAAAGGCTCAGCGAATTGGTGGGCTAGGCAGCTTTGGAGCTGCGAAGGTAAAAGGTCAGTAAGCGACAAACCTTTTTTTGGAAAAATCGAACTGCCTTAGTATCTTTGCCCTGTTTCATAGATTTTAAGTTTAGGCTTAGTAAATGACTGCAAGCGACGGCAGTCATTTTTTTTTATATCTTTGCAACTCTATGATGATGTAGTGTGTGCCGACTTGCTGGCACGAAGTAGGCGCACCTGTCGGCCTTTGCAACTGGCAGAAACTCCAAACTACATTTAAATCATGTCTATATCTCGCATTCTATCGGAGTGTCCTAATGTGCAAATGTCACTTAGCGAGCTCTTCATCGAAGTTGGTCAGCGTGAGCAACTTCCTTTTCTTGAGTTCTTACTTTCACCTGAGAACGCAAAACTTATCCGCACTGAGGTATCTCCAGGCGGTGGAAAATTAAAAACCGTTCAAGCACGTTGGATTCAGCGTTTACCTGAGACTGAAGTTGAAGAGGGTGGTGACATCCTTACTTGTACTTCAACCAACACTTATGGTGACAGCACTACAACTTACACAGTTGATACGACTGACACCTACACTGCATCACAGCTTATCAATGCTGCTGATATCGCTCGTCATTGCCAAGAGAACTCTCGCTATGTGCTTGAGTCAGTTATGCGCTTGATGGACGTAATCGACCGCAAGGTTGCTTCTGCTGCTGCTGTTCAAGCTGTTGCTGACATCGGAAAGTGGGGAACTGATGTAGAAGGTTTCTACACTGTAACTGGTGACTGCTTGGAGATTGCTACAATGAACGGCACAACTGAGCCGAATCCATTTGCAATCGCTGACATTCAGCAAGCAACTCGCATGGCTAACTATCCTGGTGCACCAGTTGCATTCGGTGGTGCAGCAATGCAGCGTTATGCAAACGCGATGGCAGCAGGCTGCTGCTCTCAGTACGGCTTAGACCTTCTTGCAATCACTCAGCAGAACGGTTTCGGATTCGCTTACGATTCTCGTTTAGCTGCTGCTCAGGGAGACCAAAACAGCGCGTTGGTGACAACTGCCGGAGCAATCCAGTGGTTATCTTTCAACCTTGCTGATTGGAACACTGGCATCACTCCTGTGGCTGGAAGCAACTACTCTAAGACTTTGGTGTTCACACCGGCTGGAGTTCCTGTTGACTTGACCATGAAGGATGACTGCGGTAACTTGTCAATCGTGTTGACTACAACTGGAAAGATTGTAACTCTTCCGACTGACATCTACGAATCAGCAGACAAGTTCGCTGGTGTTAACTATGTGAACTGCGTTTCTATCGTAAACCCGTAATCGGGTCGGTAGGTTTACTCTCGCAAGCCGATGAGGACTTATTGACCCAGGACGGATTAGATAATCTAACCACGCAATAAAGGGAGGGCTTCGTGCCCTCCTTTTTTTTATCTTTGTAAAAACTTCAAGAGATGTGCATTGAATCACTACTCGGATTGAGAGGCTGCGAATCACCAGAGCCATCGACAGGGCTCTACATCGATGACCTCGGAATCAATCAGACATTCTTAGGGCAACTTATCACGGACCAATATCTCAACGGCGTTGAGCTGTTTGAAGATAAGCGTGCTTTCGCATGGCGCAAGATATCATCTGATGTGCTGACTAAGCTCAGCCCGATGATGAAGAGCGACACTGTGATTGAGAACAAGCGAGTTGGACAAGTTGTGTCCAATTATGCCAATGTGCAGACCGCCCTTGGTGCTGGCAATTATGGCGGCATCAGATTAAAGATTGACCCGAATACGGTTAGTTACTTGAACTTCTACCTTGCAGATATTAACCTGGCAATTGCTTCATCGAATGTGAATGTGCCGGTGCTTATATTTGACATGACCACAGGCAAGTTGCTTGAGACGATCACTTATGCAGAGGGTGCATTGGACCAGTTCATCGGCAAGACATTCACCTCAGCAAAGCGGAAGCTTGACATTGCAATCGTTTACGAGTCGGACATCAACACTGTGAAGTTCACTCCAAAGAAGGGCACTTGCACTTCTTGCGGAGGTGGTCCAAGGGAATCACACATTTGCCCTTTCGTGGATGCGATCGGGATTGAACTTACTACCGATGGCACGAATGTGCTGACAAGCAGCTCAAGTAAGTACACTACTGGAATGAGTCTCACATATAGCATAAACTGCGACCGCCAAGGATGGATGTGCTCAATCGGTGGGCTGATGGCCTTGCCGCTTGCATACGCCACCGCTGTTGAGGTTTACAACTATGCGCTGACCATAAGCCCGAACCAAAGGGTGAATACAACCGTAGTGGTGAATCGTGGCTCCAAGCCGTTTGCCACTGCCGATGCTTTCGAGGGTATCGTTGCAGCCCGTGACATCGCAGCAACAAGATACAATGAAGAGCTTGGCGCAATGTTGCAGAACATGCGCCTGCCTGATGACACGCATTGCTGGGATTGCAGAAAGAACATGAAATATGTGACAGCCCTGCCGTAACATGCCAACGCCTGCCGAAATTCAGAAGAACCTCGACAGCTTGTATGAAGGCTGGACTTCTAAGTTCACACCTTTGTATTCGGCAGTGAGGGAATTGAAGCGCATCATGTTTAAGCGAATCTTTGGCACTGGCTCCAGTGGAGGCAGCAACTCGGCAGGCGAAAAGCTTCCCACTAAGCCATATAGCACCAAGCCGATTTATGTTTCTCCAAGAGCCTTGGCAAGTGCGCCAAGCAAGTACAAGGTGGGCAAACGTGGTGAGCCAATTGAGTCCTTGTACTTCCCAGGTGGATATGCAGAGCTGAAGAAAGGCACGTCAAGAAAGCTGCCGCTTGAATTGACTGGCAAGCTCAAGGGTGGATTCTTATCGGAGGACGTAATCACAGAAGGACTTGAGGCTGCAATTGCTTTGCCTGGATCGGAGACTGGAAAGGTCGATGGCCTTGAGGCAAAGTACGGTGCAATCTTTTTGCCCACAGAACAAGAGCAGGCCGAGATGCTTGAGGACCACGCGCAGCAATTAGTTGAGCAAATTATAAACGCAATGAGCAAACGATGAATCTACTCTCTACCATACTTGACAGACTCAACCAACGCATTGAAGTTGGCAATATCTTCGACCAGATATACGGCCTCAGCGAGCTCGTAGGCGAAGGCAATGACAAAGCTTGGGCTTTCTACATCGGCAACGGCCAAGCGATTCCTGTGACCAATTACGATGCGAAGCAGGGCACATTATTCTGGGCTAAGCGTGGCAAGATCACAGTGAGCAAGAACGATTCGCTCAGGCTTGCAGGCTGCAAGTCGATATACGAGACTAAGTTCAGCATGACGGCTTATGCGATGGTGCGCAAATCGCACCTTCCTTGCGATTCTGCTGATGCGCAGGATTGGGTAGCATCTCGCGTGCTTCGACTCATCAGCGGCACAGACCCACAATTCAAGACGGCCATCGGAGTGATTGCTTACGAAGTTGTTCCAAGTGGGTATGCAACGGAGGCGAGGTACTTGCCAGTGAATTACGAATGGGCCGCAGTTGCAATCGATGTGGATGTGAATATCAGCACCTCATCTGAGGACGGCTGCTATGATACATGTGCAACGGGCGACATTCCGCTTCCAGACTTCGAGCCTTGTGAGCCTTGCCTTACATCGGTTGCTGTGGATGGGGTGACCATCACAGGGAACGGCACACCAGCCGATCCGTTGGTTGCAATTGGTGGAGGCGGTGGCACGCCATTGCGCACGCAGGAAGAAGGAGTAAACGTAAGCACCAACACAACAACATTGAACTTCACCGGTGCAGGGGTGACAGCATCGCTGACTTCGCCTGGTGTGGTTGAGGTGAATGTGCCTGGTGGTGGAGGCGGTACGGTAACGGCGGTAACTGGTACTGCTCCAATTGCATCGAGTGGCGGCAATACGCCCGACATAAGCATAAGCCAAGCAGGAACTTCGAGCGATGGCTATTTGAGTTCAGCCGATTGGAATACCTTCGATGGCAAGTTCGATACGCCAACAGGAACAAGCGCGGACTATCTCGATGGCACTGGAACGCCTACGCCGTTTCCGACCTTGACCAATGGCACGGTTACATCCGTAGCGGCAACCGTACCGACACCAACTAACCCAGCGTTCAGCGTTAACGTGCCTAACCCGAACACTACGCCAAGCGTTGATATTACCGCCAACGGCGTAGTTAGCCAGTACATTCGCGGCGATGGCTCTTTGGCTAACTTTCCGCTTGGCGGCGGCGGCGGTGCATCGGTTAACTACTACCTCAACGGCTCAATCAGTCAGGGTACAATAGGGGGCAATGCTTACTTCCAAATGAGCCGCGTTCCTGTGCTTGGTGGTGGTACGAACTTCACACGCACAAACGCGCAAGGCAATGGATATATCGCGCAATTCATAACCGATGCAGGCGACCCGAATCTTTTGGCAATCCCTTCAGGCAATTGGAACTTTGAAACCTACTTCAGTGCTTCGAGTGGTGGTGGCAATCCGAGCTTCTACATTGAATTGTATAAGTATGATGGCGCAACCTTTACGCTGATATCTTCGGGGTCTACAAATCCCGAAGCCATTACAGGCGGTACGGTGGTTGATTTATACGTGAGTGCGCTTGCAGTGCCTGCAACAACTTTGCTTGCAACGGATAGGCTCGCAGTGCGCATATTCGTAACCACATCGGGGCGCAACATTACGCTGCATACGGAAGATAACAATCTCTGCCAAGTCATTACAACCTTCACCACAGGGCTAAACGCACTAAACGGATTGACCGCGCAAGTGCAAAACTTCGCAACTGGAACGGCTGGAACGGATTTCGGCATAAGCTCGGCAAGTAGCACGCATACGTTTAACCTTCCAACAGCCAGCGCAAGCAATAGAGGTGCTTTGAGTTCGGGGGATTGGACTTTATTTAACGGCAAGTTTAATACGCCAAGCGGCACGACCTCGCAGTATGTGAGGGGCGATGGCTCGCTTGCCGCTTTGCCTTTTGAGCTTGTGGTGGCTGCATCGGATGAAACCACGGCACTCACAACGGGGACGGCAAAGATTACTTTCAGAATGCCGAGGGCTGTAACCCTTACAGCGGTTCGAGCATCGCTTACAACAGCGCAAGCATCAGGCAATATCTTCACGGTGGATATTAACGAAGCAGGCACGAGCATACTCAGCACAAAGCTGACCATTGATAATACCGAAAAGACAAGCACAACGGCAGCAACGCCACCAGTAATTAGCGACACGGCTCTTGCCGATGATGCAGAGATGACAATCGACATTGACCAAATCGGAAACGGCACGGCAACAGGATTGAAAGTAACATTAATAGGCACACGCGCATGAGTTTTATTGTTAATCCTTATTGGTACGCACAAGCCTGCCCTGATGCAGATGCTAATGCCTTCTTAACTGCAACTGGCATCACAGACCCGACCATTTCGGGTGCTGTTTGTACGTTGGTAACATCGCTTAAGTCCGCTAATTTATGGACTAAGTTAACTGCGATTTATCCATTTGTTGGCGGTACTGCAACAACGCATAAATTCAACCTTAAAAACCCTGCCGATACAAATGCCGCGTTTAGGTTGTCATTCGTTGGTGGTTGGACGCATTCAGCTAATGGTGCAACACCAAATGGAACAAATGCCTATGCTGATACTTTTCTAAACCCATTTACAAACTTGTCTTTAAATAGCCATTCTTTTGGTATTTATTCGAGAACTAATAATACAACTGGTGCTCAAGTTTACGGGTCTTTTCAAAATTCAAACACTTCGTTTTTACAAAATAATTTAACTGCTGCAAATTTTGTTTCAGGCAGCACATCAAATATATTATCATATACAGCAAACCCTTCTACATCTTTTTTAATGGGTACAAGAACATCAAATACAATATTTAGAGCATTTAGGGCAGGGGTTTTATTGGGTACTAATACTACTGTAATATCTGCATTGCCTAATGGCAAATATTTTTTAGGCGCACGATTTAATTCAGTTACCTTAGCCGCTGAACTTTTCACTGTTCATCAATTAGCTTTTGCTTTTGTAGGTAGTGGGTTAAGTAATTCAGAAGCATTAACATTTTACAACATAGTTCAGGCGTTTCAAACTACTTTAGCCAGACAAATATGACAACCGTTTATATGCTCACAGAAGAACAAGCTAACCAGCTCATAGGTCTTGAATACACCACAGATATGACATTCAATCCTATCCAAGATGCAAATGGAAACTGGATTATATCAGTTGAAGAGGTAAGCACCACGACGATTGATTGGGTTAAAGAATTGCCAGCGATTGAATACAATCCGAAAGTCATTGATTTTTTTTAACTTTGTAAAAATTATTATACTATGGCAGGCGTTAAAGTAACCGATTTGACCACGTTAGGCGCAGCAGATGCTAACGATATAATGTATATCGTGGACACAACTGCGAACCAATCGAAACAAATCCAAGTTCAGGATATTTATTCAGGTATGCCGCAGTTCGATAGTGGCTTTATAACTTTAACCGCTTCAAATGAAACGAACGGAGCTACGGCTTCGGCAGGTGTATATCCAGCCATTTATAATAGAGTAAATGATGTTGTTACATTTACCATACCATTAAATGTTCAATTAGGTGTTTCTAACGATGATACGAATTTTAGCCTGAGTATACCGATTGCATCAAATTTTAATTTAGTTAAACAGGCTTTTGGATTAAGTTCACCTGCTGAAAACTTATTAGCAGTAGAAATTTATTCAGACGATGGGAGTTTTGGAGCTGCTGGTTCAATTAATGTATATGTTAAAGCTGCTTCAAATGGTTTGTCATTTGCATATTTAACAATAACAGTACAATATTTAGTTATACCATAATGCGCTCCACCTCACTTCTCGGTCTGAATCTGATTAAGAAGTACGAGGGATTGCGGCTTAGTTCCTACCTTTGCCCTGCTGGCGTGCCGACCATAGGCTACGGCTCGACCCGATACCCAAACGGCAAGAAGGTGCTACTGGGAGAGAAACTAACAGGCGAAAAGGAAGCAACGCAATTGCTACTCGCTACGCTTTCGCCATATGAGGATGCAGTAAACAAACACCTACCTAACCTTAATCAATGCCAGTTCGATGCGTTAGTAGCATTCAGCTACAACGTGGGAACTGGTGCGTTGGTGAAATCCACGCTGCTCAAGAAGGCCAAAGCAAACGCCGCTGACCCGTCAATCTTGGATGAGTTCCTGAAGTGGAACAAGGCAGGCGGCAAAGTGCTTAACGGCTTAACAAACCGCCGCCGTGAAGAGGCGAATCTCTACTTCTCACTTTGTAACTTCTGAGCCACTATTTCCCCAACACGGCGCGCCTGTTTGCGTAAACTTACCCATGAGGAAAAGGGCTACCAAACCAAGGCGAGTTGTTGATGTCGTTGTCAAGCACTGGCGTGGCACGATCGGCTCGCTGATGATTCTGGTATCTATATTTTTACTAATCTTCAAAGTGATAACAGCCGAGACGTTAACCGCCATCATTGCAGCATTAATCGCTGCCGGGTATATTCCAAAAGCTAAAAGCGATGCAGCAGATTCGTAGGGATACCATAAAGATTGCAAGGCACAACAAGCTCAACATCGACACCATGAGCTGGGAGGCAGCCAATGCAGATACAAGCTTCGCCCAGGCTAACCGCGAAAGCTTCGAGGCCGTCATGGCACAGCCTCGCAAGGAGAAAGTTCTCACCGCATTCGATACTATTCAGCCATGCGATGTATCTTTGTTAGCTGCTCCCACGTACTACACGGTCAAAAGTCAGCCTGTAAGAAACACGCAAGAATTGGAAACGCCTATGGATTACAATATACTTTTAAACGGCATTGTTTTCAGCTTCACCCTGTGGATGTCTGCAAAATACCTTATGGGATGCGGTGCTGCATGGTCAAATCTTTTGCATGACTTACGTAAAGAATTAGTCTAAAAGTTCAATCCTTGCCTTATCTTTGCGATATGGCAAGCCTGCACATCCTTGAGTCATCAATTGACCTCTTCTATGTGATCACCGATAAGGATGGCAATATCGTCACCTCCAATGATTTGTTCAAGGAGTACAGCAGCCACATAAAGCCTACCAACATTCTCGACATTGCGGCCAATGACTCGGACCGCGATGAACTTCTCCAGGCAATCAGGAAGTCGCAGAAGAAAACGCCCGATCCGATTCGGACCTATGCCAAGACAAAGCAGAAAATGGCATCTGAGAGGTACAACATGTGGAATGTTTATTCCATTGTTGACATGCTGCACTTCATAGGCATTCAGCTTGTCGATGTGACTTCCATCAGCAACCATGAGCATGAACGCCAGAAGATTCTCCTGGAAGAGTTCCGCTTCATGCTATCTCACGAACTACGCCAGCCATTGACTTCAATCGGTGGCTTGGTGAAGATGATGATTGAGCACAACAATGCAACGGATCAGGAGCGTGATGATGTGATGAAGATGCTTGCCAATAGCGTTGACAAGCTTGATGATGTGATTCGGCTATTAGTTAAGAAAGCAACCAGGCAAATATGAACTTACCGGCTACCGACTGCGAATGCGATGAGAGACTTGTGAAGGTGCTGGCAGTTTACATAGCCGAGAAAGCCATGCCGCTGAAGGTGGCAGCGGATATATTGCTCAATGAACTCAGAGATAAAAGCACCTACATCAAACGACTTAACGAACTTGTACAATGCAGCAAAGCAACATCAGCACACTGAGCCTTTTGGCAATCTGCTTATTCATTTTGCTTCTGCTATTGCGCACATGTGGTGCATTGCGTGAATCCGAAAGCAATGCCATGTATCTCGATTCGCTGAATTCTGAGTACACTGTGCGAATTGCAAGGGATAGCTCTAAGATTTACAGCCAAGCCATCCAGCTTGCAGCGGCTGGCACTAAGCTTCGAGCATTGGAACTGCGAGAGCCTGAGGTGGTGGTGCGGTATCAGACTAAGACAGTGGTGAAGACCGAGCTGCAACTGGGCGAAACGGTGTACATCGACAGCTTTCCGCACTTGCGCCTGCCAAGGTCCTTCAGTCGGGAGGGGAAGTTCCTTCAGATAGGCGGCTCAATTAACCGCTTAGGAAGGCTTCAAATCGACTCGATTATCATTCCGGTAAGTTATACCGTTGCAATTGGAGATACGCTGCGTAAGGGGCTCTTATGGCGTAAGCGTGATAAGGTTGTTCGCCTTGGTATAGACAACCCGTATGTGAGCGTGACAGGAATGCACAACGTGATTGTGGCAGACAAGTCAAAAAAATGGTACCAGACTCAAGTTGCAGGGGCGGTATTCGGTGTGCTTGTCGGCTTCGCGATTTGTCGCGCAAATTAATTGCGCTGATTTACAGCGAGTTAAATAAATTTATGCTGGTGGTTTGCTTTTTTCTTTGTTTGGGTATTGCGTATTCAAAATAAGCTCGTACATTTGTCAAACAAAACAACGATAAAAACACACAGCCATGAACACAGTAACAATTGAAACAAAAAAAATCGAAGAAACTTTTATCACAATGATTAAAATCGAAATGCTTTTATCTGGCAATACTTTCGAAGTGGCAAAAGCAACGGTAAAACAATATTTGAAATCACAAGGCTTAATGTAAAACACCGGGCGGCTAACCACCGCCCACCTTTTACGCAACTTTTAAACTCACATACACATGAACACACCCGAACTCTCAACAGCAACAACCTTCAAGAATTGGAAGGGCACTGAATTTTTCCATTACAACCACCTAACTGGCACGATGGTAATGGTTGTAAATGACGGCTGCATCAAAGGTCTCTACACCCGATGCGACAGCCAAGCCGCTAACTTAGCACGCCAATATCATCGAAGCATGGAGCATGGCGCTGCACCAGAAAAACGCCTTTGGGACCCTTGCAAGATGGATGAATTTCACAATCAGTTTGCACTTGTTACCGAATACCTTCACGAACAATCAACTCAAGCACTTTTAACCACAATTTAATCTTTTAACCATGAAAGCACCAGTAAACTCTGGCAACGGCTCAAGCCGCCAAATCGCTCCGGAAGGGGCACACGTAGCAAGATGCTACCAAATCATTGACAAGGGCACTACCTTCGATGAGAAGTGGGGCAACAAGAAACGCAAAGTGCAATTCTTATTCGAGCTTCCGCTTGAGACAGCAGTCTTCAGCGAGGACAAAGGAGAACAGCCCTTCTACGTTAAGACAGTATTCAACCTCAGCATGGGCGAGAAAGCATCGCTTCGCAAGTTCGTTGAGTCTTGGATTGGCAAGAAGATGACCGATGCGCAAGCTGGAGACTTCGACATCATCAAGCTGCTTGGTCACGCTTGCATGGTAAACATCGCACACAACGGCAAAGAAGACCGCACCTATGCGAACATCATGAGCATCTCGCCGCTGCCAAAAGGAATGGCGTGCCCTCCAGCCGTGAACGAATTGCTAAGCTATGACACGACCGAGCACAGCGATGCAGTATTCAACAAGCTGCCTGAGTTCCTTCAGGAAGACATTCGTAAAAGCGATGAGTGGATTGCTCGCACAACTGCCAAGCCTGCCGCTGTGCCTGCGCCAAAGTGGGAGAGCACAACCGTAACTGATGAGCAGGATCTCGACAGCTTATTCTCTAACGACTCAACAGGGCTACCATTCTAAAAACAACAAAGGCCGAGGACACACACAACCCTCGGCCTTACTCACATATCAAAAACACATGAACAGC